TCTAACGCATTACACGCCCCACCTCGTCAATCAGTCTGTGGATCGGCCACTGATTCCAGTCGTTCTGCGCGGCTCCAGGGTCCCAACGTGCTCGCTCCCTAATCATTACGTCTCCTGCTTTGCCGGCAGACTCAAGTATTTCCTGGGGTGACTTGTCATACCCGAGTCGTAGTTTATCGCCTTTCATCAGCCAAGCAATCAATGCCTTAATGCTTGGATTGTCGATCCCGTTTTCTAATTGTTGAGTCGCCCGGACTACCACGGCCCATTCATTCCATTGGCTTGGCTGGAAGCTGAAACGTTCATGTCCTATCGCGCGCCATGCTATCCTCGACACGGGATATGTAGGCCTGAAATCATTTTCAGGGTAATAGGACATTCTAAGGTAGTCTGCAGCACCTCCTGAGCTCGAAAAGAACTGTTTGTCCGGATGGGCGATGAAGCCGTAGTCATCCTTGACAAATTTGGCAAAGTCCTCAGGGTCTACTCCATTACCAATGATTACTGCATCGTCTCCTTGTACGAAGTATTTTGCTCCTTCGATGCCGTAAGTGAGTAGGTACCCCTCGATAGCGAATGCGTTGTGCAGTGAGTCGAATAGGTTCGTTGCAACCGATCCGGATGGCATGCCATGTGGCCCAGTGTACTCAAGGTCTGGTGTAAGGACCGGCCCAGCGGTCAGGTTCTTAATCCAGGCATCGAAGAAATTAGGCTTCGGAGAGCCCATGCTTCGATGTAGCCACGCGAAGGTACTTCTTGTTAACCTAGGCGATTGCGTCATATCATAGCCTGAGTAATCGACTGATAAGACGTTCTCTGTAGTGACTCCTTTCAATACATCGCGCAATTTAGTTCCAGTCTGTTCAGGTCCTAGCCAAGCGACGAACGGCTCGTGTTGCCGGTAGTGCTCGATGCAAGGGTAAACGATGGATGCGCCTGCTATTGCTTCTATCTTTGGTTCTGCCCACGCAAATCTCACCTTTCCAGGTGGATCAACTCGCCACATTGGCATTGATGGCGGGTATTCAGGGAACTTGTCCTGATTGTATGCGTGTTCTATCTCGTTCAAAAGTTCAGTTCCACGACGCGATTTCCACTTGTTTTGCAAGTACGGGAGTCCCGAGTTCGTGCTCGAGGGTAGTCGGTCGTATCCCTTCCTTATTGGCCAATTTGCGGTTGGTACTCCAAATTTGGAGACGAACGATGCAACTGAATCGTTCAGTGTTTCCAGCGGCGGGTCTGGCGGCTGAAAATATTCACCAACCTTGTCTGGTCCCCAATTCGCCCAACTGGGTCGTTTGGACCAGGGGAGGAGTAGGTATTCCAACTCCTTCCGCTCACGCCCTTCCATATGTCGAGAGAATCCTCTCCCTGTGATCGGGACTGACATGAGAAAGTCTGCGTGCAGCTCTTCTCGTGGTACGTCCTTGTAGATCGGGGATCGGAGGTCCTCGTCGAACGGGGCGGAGAGAGTGTTCATCCAGCGAACGAACGCTCTTGTGTTCCGGGTGTATGTGTATG